CCTCGCATATCCGTCCACATTGAAGACAGCGATAGGTTGCATCCGCAAATACCTTTTCTTCCGCAGGCACACGCTTGATGATTCCATGCTCAGGACAACGGATGGCGGCATAGTAGGACATCAGTGGTCGGCTCCCCGCTCCGCTTTCTCCCATAGACGCGGATCAATAACACTCGGATCGTCCACCCCAAACCCCTCCAGGCGATGAAAGAAGCGCAGGTTCTCGCGCAATTGCTGCTCTGAGTCCACCCCGATAATCACCTTGTCTACATGGGGATTGAGCAGACAGAACAGGAGACACAGAGTACCCACGCACAGATGCAACTGGCCGGCGTACTTGCGGAACCGGACGAAGACAGGCTCGGCGCCGGTGAAAACTTTCCCCTGGCAGAAAACGGAGCGGACGTGAATCTGCTCGGCGCATTGGTGACCGTCCTGTGCCAACCATGTTTCCCAGCGCCGGTCAAAGGGACTGTAGGGAACATTCATGTAGGGCCACGGTGCGTGGACATGCGGAACTTCGGAGGGATCATAGAATCCGTGCTGGTCGCCATAGACAATATCGAAATAGGTCGGGAGCCACGACAGGTCCACGTGGTACGCCTCTTTCGTGTGGATCGTGTCAATGCCCGCCGACATCAAGTAGAACACGATCTTCTCCTGTTCCTCACGGGGACAAGTTACGCCACGGTGTCCGTAGACTTGACCCCAATTTGCTGTGCCGATAGCGAGACGGTCAAATACACTCATATCCCTGCCAAGTCCCGAAATTGCTCCGCCGTCAACCAACGGTCATTCTTGTTTGAATAATACCCTTGCTCGCACCCCGGAATACATTCGTCCGGGGACGCCAGGCACTCGTGCAGCTTCTCGCCGGGCCGCATACCGATGATCTTGAAGGTGCAAGCGGGATCAATCGCGCGGGCCACGTCTGTCATTCTCATGGAAGGCAAGCGCGGAATAACGATCTTGTGCTGGCCCAGCATCGTTGCTATCACTACTTCGGCGGCTTGTTCCAAGGTGATCCAGAACCGGGTCATGCGCTCGTCGGTCAAGGCGAATTCATGGATACCCTGCTCCCGCAGGCTCAGCCACGTCTCTATCACGGAGCCGCGCGAGGCCAGAACATTGCCATACCTGCACACAGCGAACACGGTACGATTATAGGAATTGGCCGCCAGGAACAACTTCTCCGCGCATAGCTTCGTGGCCCCGTAAAGATTCACGGGATTAACGGCCTTGTCGGTGGAGGTGAGAATCGCCCGCTTCACTCCTGCATCAATACACGCCCTGACTACGTTAGCGCTGCCATTGACGTTGGTCTTTACAGCCTCTAAGGGATTGTACTCGCATACGTCAATGTGTTTCATGGCGGCACAGTGGAAGCAGAAGTCTACCCCTTCCATTGCCTGCCGTAGCCGGTCGTAGTCCCGCACGTCCCCGATAAGGAAGCGCAGTTCCGGCATGATCTCGCTCATCTCCCGACGCATAGCTTGCTGGCGCTGCTCGCACCGCGAGTATATGATGATCTTCTTCGGCTTGTGCCGGTCGTGCAGGAAACAGACGAGTTCCGCGCCTAATGTTCCTGTGCCGCCGCTAATCAAAATCGTACTGCCCCGCAAGATATCATCCGTCATAATCAATGCGCTCTACCATGCCATGTAATGCCGTACCAGTCCCTGCCGAGCCCCGCTCAGATCACCGGGAATCATCGCACCTCCGTCCGCTTGAATGCTTCCATCAGAGCCTTGGGGTCCGGTGGCTTCTCGATGTTCCGCGCCACCAGCTTCTTCGTTGTATTCTCGTTGGAGAACAGGGCTATTGCCCCAATCTGCGCGGTATGCGCACCGAAACGGGAACGCTCATCGGCAGGAAGTTCTTCCCGGTTGACCACTGCCGCCTTGCGAAGCGCCCGTTTGGCCGATTTGTAAATATGCTTCCGTGAACTCGCCGTGGAAATGGCAATCTCGCTTGGTCCCAGACACTTGACGCAGCCCGCACCCCGCACTCGCTCCCAAACGAGATTGTTGTTCTTTAGAACATTCCTCATCGCAGAATTGAGCAGGCCGTAGCCGTTACCGTCTACGGATGTGTCCCGCCCACAGCAAACAGACAAATCCTCATCCGTAAAGACGGTGCCCACCTTGCCATCCTTCAACTTCTCAATCAACCTGGCTGTTGCTGCCAGCATCCCATGCTGGATAGGTGTTACTTGGACATTCGTGGTTTCCATATTTGGACTCCAAAAAAGCACTTAACGCAACCAAACTCATTTCAACTGAACGTGACGCAACCAAACATAATCCAACGCAACCCAATCCAACGGAATTCAACCGAACGTAACTGAATGTAACGGAACAGAACATATCTGCAAATCTTGTATCACACCGCCTTCTCCTCCTTGCCCACCTTGAAGTTCTTCACTTCAAACCGCCCGCAGTACCCCCCATTGCGGACTCGGAACGCCAACAACCCAATAAAGCGTCCCGCCGATTTCAGGTACTCCTCCACCTTCTCGGGATGGGCAATCAGCACCGGGTCCAGAAGCATGACCTTACCGTGCGCCTTCCATCCCGCGTCCACCACTGGGAACGTGCGCCAGACGCGCGGACCACCCGGCTTGCCCGTGGACGAAACGTGCTTCGGAACGCCACGCACATCCTTGACCTTTAGTCCCAGATACAACGGTTCCAGCACTATGATACCAGCCTGAAAATGCTTGGTGTAGGTGGCCTTGCCCTTGCCTGGAACGGACTCTGACAGGAACTTGGCTGTCACGTCCAAGCACGCCTTCAACGCCTCCGCAGGGATGTAGACATTGCCATCCTTGTCGGCATGGAGTCTTTGTGTCCACGTCCTCTCCTCAAACGCATCATGCGTTTCCTCGGCAGGCTTCTTCTGAAAGATAGCCTTCCCAAAAGTCAGTTCCGACACGCCCACCAGATCGAACTCCACTTGTTTCATTGTGACTTCCCTTAAAAAAAGAACTTAACGTAACAAAACCGAACTTGACTTAACTTAATTTAACGGAATAAAACCAAACGGAACTCAACCTAACAAGCCGTAACGCAACGAAATACAACCCAACAGACCGCATGACAACGAAACGCAAGACATTATTGTGTTGTCCTCATCCATGTCCCATCAGAGAGCAACTTTCGCTTGAATCGAAGGGAAGAAGGGGTGTAATCTACCTTTCCCATCGCCTCTTCCGCCGCCCGCACCAGTACCACCATGCTCTTGAACTCCTGTGGGGTTGCACTGAACGCGGCGTCCAGGCAGGTATCATCAGCCGGTAGGCGGATATGCTTCTCAAGAATCTGGCTTCCCAGCGCCGTGGCTACTACGGCACAGACGCACCCCTTGGTATGGTCGGAGAGCCCGATGGGAACTTTGAAGCGCTGAACCATGTCGGGGATCGTCGCCAGGTTCATGGCTTCCAGCGGTGCGGGATATTGCGACACGCACTTGAGTAGCGCGATCTCCCGGCCCTTGAACTTCTCCAGCACGTCCTCGATCTCATCGCGCACGGCCGTGCCCGTACTGAAGATCACTGGCTTGTCCACCTTGACCAGGGCATCGAGCAGATCGAGATAGGCGATCTCCTGACTGGCAACCTTGAGCACATCCGGCTGGAACTCCAGGGCGGTTGGAACCATGTCGGGATGATACACGGAAATGATGAAAGCCAGTCGCAGGGACCGCGCCAACTCGCGCAGGCGCGGAACCCAGATCACGGGCGTCCGGGCCTTGACGTACAGGTCATAGAGACTGCCCGCCCACGGGCCCTCCTCAATCTGAAACTCCGGGGCCTCGCTTTGGGGGGCCATCTGCTCGGGCGTATACAGTTGAATTTTAACGGCGTCCGCGCCCGCCCAATAGGCGGCCTTGACCAATTCCACGGCCCGGTCGAACCGGCCCCCGTGATTGGCGGACAATTCCGCAATAATCAGCGTGTGCCTGTTAGAAGTGCCCAGCGCGCTCTTTTCCCGAAAGCCTGTGAGCTTCATAAACAGCGCTTATCACATTATAAATACCGCTGTCAAGCTCAACCACAGATTTTTGCGAGAATTTTCACGACTTACTCGATGTCCGACGAAAAAATATCGCCGTCCCACGCGTCCAGCCGGTTATTGCGGGACTCGTACTGGTCCAGGGCATCCCGGTAGCGCGCTTGGTGCTTCTCCGCCTGTAGCAAGGCCCCGGCCACGCCGTCGGCCTCGCCAATGGCCTCCCAAGCCTTGCCTAGGGCGTATTCCTTGAGCAGGTGGTCGGCACAGGACAAGTCGCTGCACTGGGTTGAATCGCCGCCGGTGAAGTCGCGGGGATAGAACCAGCCGTCGAACCGGAGGTCTTTGTCATAGTAGCCGCTGCTGCACACGGGCCGCATCTCGATGTTGTTGGCCCGGCGCGTCCAATGATGGGGCTTGCCGAACACGGAATCGGAGTCGGTCGGGTCGGGCCAGTTGGCGTCGAACTCGTCGGTATGAACAAAGTGCAGGCACTGGGAATCGTTGCCGTCCAGATAGAACACGTTCCAGACATCCCCAATGACCTGCGTGGTATAATCCCCGGCCGTAATGTCGGACAGGGAATAGGCCAGGACCGCCGTCGTGTCCAGACTGGTGGTATTCTTGAACGTCAGGGCGTGCAGGCCGGGGATCTTCTGGGCAATCTCGCGCTGGGCCTCGTTGAGCCATTCCGCCACGCGGGCCGTTGTGACGAGAACGGCATCGTCGGTCCGGCCGCAGAGGGCTTGTACGTCCAAGGCGAGAGAAGCGCAGGTCAGAGCCATCTTCGCACCTGTTCCAAATAGGCCCCCGAAACCGGCGATAGTTCCGGGGGCCGGGAAAAGAGAAGCGATTTGTTAGTAGCCCCACATGAGGTAGGACATACGCGCGTCTTCATCGACGAGCGGACCGCCCCGGATGAAGGTGACAGTGCCGTTGCTGACATCACCGGCCTTGTAGGCTGTGAGTGTCTTCTGCTGATCGCTCGTGCCCGTCAGGTCCGCACACACGACCGCGCCGATCACGTTCGCCAACGTGGTGGCAAGATCGTAGCTATTGGACCCGGACGAGAACTCGAACCGGCCCATGTCCATCTTCACACCGCCGAGGATGCGCCCGCTCTGCTGGGTCTCTGCCCAATCGAATCCAGCCATAGATCATACTCCTTCTGTCTGATAACAGAGTGGTTGATTGTGCGTTGGCGGCCTATTACGTGTCGTCTTCCAGGGCCAGACCGGCCGGAATCCGGCCGAAGTCGGCGGCGTCGGTCGTATCCAGGAAGGTCGGCTGGGCATACGAATCGTCCGCCATCGCCAGGCCGCACCCGCCCGCGACGGAGCCGTCCGTCAAAAAGCCGGTCAGGTCGTCGAGTGCCGAGATGTCGTGATTCGGGCAAACGCCGCCGCAGAGGAACCACCCGTAGGTCGAGTTGTCCATGCTGGTGCAGGCCAGCAGCAGCGGCAGGGTGCCGTTGGTGCCCGCCGTGGCGGTATTGCCGCCGCTAATGTCGTTGGTCACGTTCATCTCGCCCCGGCCCCGCGTGGAGCCGCAGGCCAATGTCACCCATCCGCCCACGTCGCAGGCGCCGAGTTTGGTGCCGGTGGAGTAGCAGGTGTACTTGGCGTAGACCATGGTGTAGTAGCCCTTATTGGCCACGTTGCTGCCGCCCGCACCCACGGTGGCGTCCTGGAACTGCTGATGCTTCGTGCCGGGCCGGTAGGCCGGCGCCGTAACGCAGCACTGCACCGTCGTATTGTCGTACCCGTTGGCCGGCTTGGGCGCGGTCAATTCGGGAACGCCGGGCAGGTTATCGAAAAGAATGAACATCTCACTTGTCATCGAACCCATAAGGTTCTCCTTTCTAGTCTAGTCTATCATGCGCCCCTCAAGAGGACGCCGTTACTGGTTAGGACACGTTGCTCAGCCACATCGAGGCGTTGGGCTTCCAGGTGACCAGGTTTCCGCTCCAGAGGATGCGGGCCAGCCAGAAGTCGTAGCCCTGGGTCTGCTCGCCCTGCCACTTGAAGTCGGTGAGCTTGAAGTTGCGGTCCTTGTGGATGCGCAGCTCCCAGTACCGCAGGTTGAAGATGAACACCCAGCTGCGGGTCGTGCTGGTCTTCTGGAGGTACGGCACGGAGACAATCTGGTGGCCGTCGAACGTGACCTTCCGCACGCCCTGGCGCTGATTGTCGCCCGGCTTGTACCCGCTCAGGCGGGACTCGGCCTCGGCCAGAATCTTGTCGTACAGCGTCGGGCACAGGCAGATGTACAGGTCGTCCTCCTGCTCCATGTGGTCGGTCACACTGGACTCGTTGATCCACTTGCGCAGTTGGTTCAGGGACAGGCTGTAGGCCGTGTCCTGACTGGAACTGGACACCGATTCGTTCAGACCGCCCGGATCTGCGCCCTGCCACCAGTCGTTCGTGTTGGAAGAGAAGGTGCGGGACAACCCGCCGTACGCCGTGTCGTGATTGAGGGCCGAAATGACGCTCAGGAACTTCTTGCCCGAATCGTAGACGGGGGTCGTGGACCCCTCGTTCCAGATTTGGGCGTTCAGCTTGAGCCGCGCGCCGCGCTGGCCCTTCTTCACCAGATGGTCGCCCAGATCGAGCAGTTGAATCTCGCTCATGGCCTCGACGTTCTGGAGTTGCTCGTCCACGCCGTACCGCAGGGGCAGTTGGGACTTCTTGAACTGGAAGCGCGGCTTCTCCAGCGTATCGGTCTTGGCGTCGGTCAGGGGCTCGTTCTCGGTGTAGTCCTGGCCCTGACCGTCGATTTCGGCGGTGTCCACCAGTTGCTCGATGTACTTGCCGCCGGTATGGGTGACTTGATGGCGGGTCTGGAGTTCTTCGAGGAAGGGAATCTTCTGATAGACCTGATTCACCAGTGTCCTATTGAAGAGTTCTCTCGTTGCCGCAGAGAGATCGTTTGTCGTGGTCATAACATCTCACTTTCTCTAGGGAGTCCGCACGAGGGGGACTCCTTCGTGGTTAGGGCGAAGTGGCAAAGGCTTTCTTCCACTTGCCGGCTTTCATTCGTTTCAGCATGTCGGCCTTGACCTGCTCGTTCGTGCCGGGCTTGAACTCTTCCTCGTCCAGCAGTTCGGCATGACTCAGGCCGCGCAGACCGTTGTCGGTGGAAACCTTCTCCCTGGCCGGCGCGGGCTTGGCGTGCTTCCGGGCCACTTCCGCGTAGGCTTTGCGCAGGAGCTTGATGCCCTGGGGCAGGGTCGTGGGCTGATCGACCTCGTGGTCGTCAATCCACTGGTCCGACAGCTTGATCGCCTCGTTGCGGAACTGCGCGCCGTACTCCTCGTCGAGCATGGAATAGACTTCCTCTTCCATCGCCCGGTGAGCGTTGGCCTGCGCGTCTTCCTGTTCCTTCCTGGACCGCTGCGCCAAAGCGGCTTCCGCCTTGGCCGAGCGATCTTCGAGGGCGGCGACCTTGGCCGTCATGGCCTGGAACTTCTGCACCAGGGAGGGGACATCCGTCGTATCGGGGTCCAGCGTGGCAAGGTCCTGGAACTCCTTCTTGGTCAAAGCCTGCTTGAGCTGTGCTTGCAGCTCCCCCAGTTGACCTTGGAGGCTGTTCACTTGTTCCACCAACTGTTCCTTCTCGGCCTGGGCCTGGTCGTAGGCCGACTGGATGCGCTTGCGATTGGCGCGTTCCTGGTCCAACTGCTGCTGGGTCTTCTCGTACTCGGCGGGCTGTTTGGTCTCGGACCCTTTAGCCTCGGGCGCACTTTCGGACCCCTGTTCCTGCGTGTCTTCGGTCTTGGTTTCCAACTCTTCTTTCTTGTCCCGATCTGCCATCTTGAAAATCCTTTCCGCTTGCGTTTGAGCCCGTGGCTCTTTCCGCGAAAGTCGGTGAACCGCTCCGTCGCGCTGTTTGGTCACAAAACCCTTTAGCGGCGGGAGCGAACTGGTTACTCGGGCGGGCGCAACGAAAAAGCGGCAGAACAGGAGGAATAGGCTCCTATTCAGCCGCTTCTTATTGCCTTGCGTCACGCGCGGACCGGCCGGTCCTTGCGTGAACCCGCGCTTATTCAATTGTCTTTACTTGCTATTTGATCTTCTCACTCCACCGGGCCTTCTTCTTGCGCTTGGCTTTGACCTTTTTGGGCAATCCTTTCGGGGACTGGCCCGCCACAAACTCAGCGGCCTTGCCCTTGGTCAAGCCGCCCTTCGGCCGGATCGAGCCGTGGGCAATGCCTTGCATCATGGACCATTGCGCTTTGGATTTGGCTGGCATATCACGCTCCTTGTCCTACAGGTTGAGGTTGAGGTTGCGGCGGCGTCGGGCCTGCCGTCGGCCCGCCTGGGCCCGGCGGTCCCGCCGGCGGTCCCGCCTGCGCCTGCTGTTTCTGCAGCGCCGCTCCTATGACGCCCTGCGCCTTCTGCATGAGCATTTGCATCCCCTGCTCCGGTGGAATCTTGCCCGCCTGGACCCCTTGCAGGACGGCGTTGAACGCCATCCACTCCGTCCAGCCCGCGTGCCGCTCCAGGATCTTGCGCCAGTTGGGGATTTCCAGCACCCGCAGCAACTCCGGCAGCATGGGACTGGGCGGACCCTGCATCAGGCCGTTGGCCTGCATGTACCGGGCGATGCGCTTCTCGGCGTCGAACGGCAGACTGGAAGAGACCTGGACCTGGACATCGTACTTCACGTCCTTCATCTGGGACGAAATCTGCACGACGCCGGGAATGGCGTTCTCCCCCAGAATGCGCACCAGCCGCTCCGGCTCGTAGTTCTTCTGGCAGATTTCCGCCGCCATTTGCCCGATACGCTGAATCCACAATCGCTCCAGCGTCATTTGCAGACTGATCCGGTCCTGGGCGCTGATGGCCAGGTACGAGCTTTCCGTGGCCGTCAGGTCGCCGGAAGTCTTCTTGCCCTGCGCGATGTCCTGGAGTCCGATGTTGTTCTTGAACTCCTGGGCGAACAGTTGGTACAAAAAGCCGATGACCGGGGACGAACTCGGCGGGTCCATGTACTTGAACTTACCCAACCCGCCTTTCGCCAGCCGGATAATCGCGCCCGCGCCCGCGCCGATCGTGAAGTGCCGCTTGTCCCGCGCCTTGGGGGAGTCGATGGCCCCGCGCTCCACGGCAACCTTCGGATCGCCATACTGCTTCATGTGGTTGACCAGGTGGGACACGCTCACGTTGATCATGTCCTGGCAGGTCTTGACCAACTGCACGGCGTCGGAGCCCTGCCACATGAAGGGAATGACGTAGTGGGGACTGGTAATGAAGGGCCAGACCCGGTACTGGTAGACTTGGTCCGCCTCGTCTTCGTTCAGGATCGTATCGCCCGTGCGCAGGATGTAGCGGCCGCGCGGGAACCGGGGACTCTTCCACTTGACCGGCTCGCGCTTCGGCCAGTTCTCCGGCGCGAGAGGCTGCCGGGTAATGCTATCGAACAGTTGCACGCCTTCGGTATAGATGGCCCCGGACGCTAACAGTTCCTCCTTCGGGACCGGCTCGGTGAACTCCTTCGGGTCTTCCGTGTAATCATGGAACCACGTCTCGCTGATCTTGACGTACTTAGTCGTATCCGGCTTGTCCGTCTTCTTGCGGGAAGCGCCGAGGGATTGCAGGATTTGGTTCAGGAGCTTATTGCCTTCTCCGTCCGGGCCACGGTCGATGCCGCCGTAGCCGGCGCCGGGATAAGAGCCCTGCCCGCTTCTCTGGCCGATGATGTCCGGCCCGCCGCCTTCCATCATCTCGCCGGTGTCCTTGTCCGCCTGCTCCTGCAATTGCTTCTTGTAGTCGGGCCAGCGGTCGAGGGCATATTCCAACTCCACGTAGCGTACCGTGCCGCAGGAGCCGTCGTTGATACTCTCTTCGCCCGTGGCCCAGAACAGGGTGGGCTTCCACAGCTTGCCCTTGACATCCCCCAGCCAGCGGCCGGGAATCTTGGAATCGTCCCAATCGACCTTCGGCTCCCAGAACAGCTTGTAGACCCGGTAGCCGTAGATCTTGCCGCAGAGAATGGCCTTGAGCTGCTCCAGGGCCATGCCCTCGTCGTTCAGGCCCCGCTCCCACATCCACTGGAGCCAGCCCTGCCACGCCTCCGCCGCCTCGGAATCGCCGGGCTCCCACGGGTCACAGATGAATTGCGGCTCCGCCCGCGTGATCTTGGCCGCCTCCTGCATGGCGCTGGGCCAAATGTAGTTAATGACGATCCAGTCCCAGTCCTTGTGCTTCTTCTTGCCCACCAGTTGCTCGGAGAAGAAGTAGTTCAGGTTCTCCTGCCACATGGAAGTCCAGGCGCGGGTCACGGCCATGCCCTTGTCCTCCTCGTCCTTGAGGGCCTTGACCAAGCGGTCCTTCGGGGCAAGTCCCGTACTCGGATTGTCCTTCACTTCCAAGGCTATGCCCATATTATATACTCACCCAATCGCTTGCTTTCTCCGTCGTCATGCGGGAGACTTCCCGGTAGACTCGCGTCATGTGCTCCTCGCACCATTGGGAAATCTGTTTCGACCATTCCAATACTCCTTGCTGGAACGGGTCCGCAGGATTCAAACCCCGTTGGGCATACTGCCAGAGCATCGGAATCGGGTACGGGTCCAGCAGGGTCGCCGCCGGAACGTAGCCACCCCGCCATTGCAATCTGTCCGCCCGGAGAGATGACACGGCCGCCAGGACGGCGGAGCCCGCGTGTTCCTGTGTAGCATTGGCGGTGAGGGCGGAGGTCCCGGCAAGAGGCGTCGCCCCCGCATCGACCGGGACGACGGGAATTTCTACCCACATGACCTGGACTCCCGCCAATGCGATCCGGCAGCGCGCGTCTTTCGCGAGTGCCTGGATGCCCGCCAATGCGATCCGGCAGCGCGGGTCTTTCGCGAGTGCCTGGATGCCCGCCAATTCCAGCCGGGGCTTGGCCGCCCCCAGAAGTAACTCAAACTCGGCAACTTCGGTGTACGTCCCGCCGTTATTGACGGTGACGTAGAGCCGGTAGCCCCGGTAACTGGTCGTATTGGCGAAGTTGAATGTCCGCTTCTCGCCGTCGCCCCAGGCCGTCTGATCGGCCGGAGTATCGAGATCGGTATAGGTCGAGCCGTTGTAGCCCTGGAGTTTGAAGGTCTTAGGCGCGCCCGCCTGGTTGCCTGAGCCACTGCGGGCCGTGATCGTGTAGCTCGTGACGATCATCGGCTGATAGGCCCCCCAGTCGTACATCAGCCAACAGGGAGTCACACCGGCGCTGGTCGTGCTCCACCAGGTCGCCCCGTTGTCGTCCATCGCCTTGTAGGCGTAGTAGGTACCCGACAAGGAACTCGACGCCGAGGCCGTGCCCGAGGGGGCCGTATTACTCGTCATGGTGGGAATGGCATCCGCCATATCAGCTTAGCTCCGTCGTCTCCCAACCGATTTCGACCGTCGCGGGCCACGCGCCGCCCGCCGGATTGCTGTACCAGGTATATTCCCG